ATCCTTGTGCCTGATGCGTCAGATACCACTTGAGAGAAAGGATTGAAACGAAGTTAGTTACTCAAATTTGTAAACATTATTCAAGGAGTTTGACATGGCTAATGCCACTGCATCTCGTCTTGGATTGGTGAACGCAACAGGAACAGCGTTTGATGCGTTGTTTCTTAAGGTATTCTCTGGTGAAGTTCTAACAGCTTTTGCTAGAAATAATATCTTTAACGAGCAACTTCATTCAGTTCGTACTATCACAAGTGGTAAGTCAGCACAGTTTCCAGTATTAGGAACTGCTACTGCTGCATACCATACAGTAGGAACTCCTCTTGTTGGTGCTAACCAAATCAAGGCAAACGAAAAGATTATCAACATTGATGATCTTCTAATTTCTCAAGCTTTCATTTCAAATTTGGATGAGCTTAAGAATCACTATGACGTAAGGGCTACTTATGCTGATGAGCTAGGTAAGGCACTCGCTAAAACTTACGATCAAAACGTAGCGAAGATGATAGCAAATGCTTCTAGAGCATCTACTACATTAACTGGTGGACAAGGTGGTATCGTATCTAGTTTCCCAACTGGTGCTGGTAACACAACTTCTGCTGGTATTTCTGGTGATGAACTAGCTGGTGCTATCTATGATATTGCACAAGCATTTGACGAGAGAGACATTCCTCCTACAGATCGCTTCTGTGTATTACCACCTGCTGAGTATTACAAACTTGCCGAGTCTGCTACAAGAACTGTAGACGTTGACTTCAACCCACAGGGTAATGGTTCGTTTGCTTCTGGTAAGGTACAACAAGTTGCTGGCATCCCAATCATGATGTCTAACAACGTACCTCAGAGTAACGTATCTTCTAACCCAAGTGGTGCGAACAACACTTACTCAGGTGATGATAGTAAGACTATCGGTTTAGTATTCCATAAATCTGCTGTTGGTACAGTTAAATTAATGGATATGACAACTGAGATCTCAGGTCAGGACTACGGTATTATGTACCAAGGAACATTGATGGTGGCGAAGTACGCACTTGGTCATGGAATCCTAAGACCAGAATGTGCTGCGACAATTAAACTTGCTGCTTCTTAATTTCAATTTATAGGGTATCTTATTATTAGATGCCCTTTTTTTATACCCATGTATCATTCATCTAAAAAGAAAAAAAAGAAAGGTGGGAGAGACTCACTCAAAATTAAAAAAAAGGGGTACTAAAAAATGGCTGTAGCTGCAACCACTGAACTCGAAGCAGTCAATATAATGCTTGCTGCTATAGGAGAAGCACCTATAAACAGTCTTATTGGTACACTGCCTGTTGATGCTCGTATTGCTCAATCAACTCTTACTGAAGTAAACAAAAGCGTACAGTCTGAAGGCTGGTCTTTTAATACAGAAATAGATGTTACTCTTACAAGAAATGTATCAAATCAAATAAATATTCCTACAGATGTATTAAGAGTAGATGCTAATATTCATCAACACCCAACTATAGATCCTATACAACGTGGATTAAAACTATATGACAGATTAAATAATAAGTATGAATTTGATGAAGACTTAATTTGCACTGTTGTTTATTTTAGAGATTTTGATGAAATACCAGAACCAGCTAGACATTATATAAACATACAAGCTGCAAGAAAATTTGTTGATAGACTTGTAAGCGATCAATCATTAAGAAGTTATACGCAGCAAGACGAAGCAAGAGCTAGAGCAATATTAATGGAAACAGATTTAGCAAATGGAGATCATAATTTACTAAGAGGAGATCCTTCTCTTACCAGTATCTTTGATACTTACAATCCTTCTAGTGCTTTAATTAGATAACTATGGCTGTTATATCAAGAGCTATACCTACATTATTGAGAGGTATATCGCAGTCTTCTGATGCTTTGAAGCAAGCAGATCACGCTGACATACAAGATAATGCTGACAGTAATCCTGTTCTTGGCCTTACAAAAAGATCTGGATCTCAATTTTTAGCTGCTATAAGTAACTCCACTCTTGGTAATGTTCACATACAAACTATAAACAGAGATGCTAATGAACGATATATAGCTGTGTTTAGTAATGGTAATGTAAAAGTTTTTGAATTAGATGGAACTGAATTAACAGTTAACAAACCTGATGGTACAAGTTACTTAAATACTTCAAATCCTAGAAGTGTAATGAAGACAGTTACTATTGCTGACTTTACCTTTGTTGTCAATACAAGTATTACAGCAGCTATGGATACAGCAGTATCAAACAGTGCTAATAATATAACGCAAGCAATAGTATTTATTAATCAAGCAACAGCTAAAACAACTTATTCTGTGACTGTAGATGGTGTAACAGTTACAGATGACACCACTGGTAATGATCCTTTATCAACTGAAACTGTAGCTACTGACCTACAAGGTGGATTAAATTCTGGCTTGTCAGGTTTTACGATTGCTAGAAATGGTCCTGTTATACACATCAAAAAGAATGATGGTAGTGATTTTTCAATAGATGGTAGTGATTCTCAAGGTAATACAAAAATGACAATAGTAAAAGATACAGTGCAGCAATTTACTGATCTACCAAATGTGTCACCTAATGGATATGTAGTAGAAGTTATTGGTGATGAGAGTACAGATTTCGATAATTATTACGTCAAATTTACGACTAATAATGGTAATGCTTTTGAAGAAGGTCAGTGGTCAGAAACAGTAGAAGCTGGCATACCTTTTAAATTTAATTACAACACAATGCCTCATGTTCTTATACGACAAGCTGATGGTAATTTTAGATTTGCAAGAGTAGATGGTGATACATATACAATATCTGGTACGACATATACATTACCCAAGTGGGGAGAACGTATTGTTGGTGATTTAGATTCTGCACCAGATCCTTCTTTTATTGGAAGTACAATAAATAATGTATTTTTCTTTAGAAATAGACTTGGATTTTTAGCAGGTGATAATGTCATTCTTTCAACAGTATCAGAATTTTTTAATTTTTTTCCAGAAACAGTTTTATCAGTTTTAGATACTGAACCTATAGACGTAGCTGCTTCTCATACAAAAGTTGCAATATTAAAAAGTGCAGTGACTATGGGAGAAAGACTTATATTATTTTCTGAACAAACGCAATTTGTATTATCAAGTTCAGCAGATAATCTAACACCTTCTACAGCTAACGTACTTGTACAAACTGAATTTGAAAGTAACGCAGCAGCACAGCCTGTAGGTTCTGGTTCTTCTATTTATTTCTTAACAAAAAAAGGTTCCTTTGCAGGTATTAGAGAATATATCATTGCAAGTAATCAACAAATTCAAGATGCAGCAAACACAACTATTCATGTACCAAGACTAATACCAAGTGGTATTTTTAAAATGGCAGTGTCTAACAACCAAGATGTTTTAGTTTTGTTAGGTACAGACAATCCAAATAAGTTGTATGTAAATAGATGGTTATATGGTGAAGGATTTAGTAAAGCATTAAACGCTTGGTTTACTTATACATTTAACAGCAATAGATCTATTTTAAATATAGATTTTATTGGCACTGATTTAATAATGGTAATAGAAGAAGCTAATAAAGTAACATTAGAAAAAATACCATTTGAAACTGAATTTAGAGAACCTAATGCACAATTTGAATTTCATTTAGATCACAAGGTAACTGAAGCAACAAGTGGTGTTTCTGTTAGTTATAGCTCTGTTACTGGTCTTTCTACGTTTACAGTACCCTATAGACTACGAGCCAATATGAATATAGTTGGCAGGTATCTTGCTAGTAATGAAACAAGCACGTTTGTAGATGCTTCGGGTAATACAAAAACTCTTGTATCAGGACAAGCATTAACGACTACTAATGCAACTGATGGTTCTACTTCTACAATTACAGCAGCAGGTGATTTTAGAAATAGTAAATTTATTATTGGTGAACCTTTTGAAATGCACTACAGATTTAGCCAACAAAGATTAACTGAAGGTGCTGGTGGTCCTACTGAACTTTTAAGTGGTCGATTACAACTACATCATTTTTATATTAAGTATGAAGATACAGGATTTTTTCAAGTAGAAGTAACACCTGAGAATAGAGACACATCTCTACATAAATTTACTGGTCGCTTGCTTGGTGCTGCTTCTGCTTCTATTGGTCAAATTAATTTAGATACAGGTACATTTAAAGTACCAATTATGAGTAAGTCAGATAGAGTAGATATAGATGTAAAGAACAATACGTTCTTGCCTACATTATTAGCCAGTGCAGAATATGAAGGTGTATTTCACATGAAGAGTAGGAGATTTTAATGGGATATTTAAGAAAATCAAAACTATCAGATTTAAATTATGTATGTCAAAACATGAGAGAAATGGATCGACTAGAAGGCTTATATCAAACAGGACAAGATCCAGAAGATGCTTTACGTTTAACATATTTATCTGGTCAAACAATAATGACAATAGCTGGTGACGAAGATCAACCTATGGGATTATGTGGAGTCATAAAAGATGGTTGTATATTTATGATTTGTACTGATGAGTTATTTTCTAATAAAAAATATAAAATACAACTTATAAGGAAAGGTAGAGAATGGATAGATAGTTTGTTGAAATCTTATAAACTCTTATATAATTTTGTATATGCAGAGAATCATTCTGCTATAAAGTGGTTAGAAGCTCTTGGTTTTGTTTTTATAAAGTATCACGAAAAGTATGGATTGCATGAAAAACCATTTTATGAATTTTTGAGGATTGCCTAAATGTGTTCACCTCTTGTTGCTTTATCTGCTGGTCTATCTGCATTTCAAGGGCTTGCTATGCGTAGTGCTGCAATTCAAGCAGCAGAAGATACGGCTGAAATAGAAAAACAAGCAGTTGCTTCAGCAGAAGAAAATAAAAGAGATAAACAATTAGCTTTATCTGAAGGTAAACAAGAAAAAGTTGTAGCTGCAAGACAAGATCAATTTGCTAAAACTGTTGATACATTAGTAGCAACTAGAGCTTTATTAGCAAAAGGACAAGTTGGTAATACCACAAATTTATTAGTAAGAGATCAAGTAAGACAAGGTGCAAACTATAATGAAAAAATAAGACAGAGTATTGATTCTATGAATAGACAATATTTATTTGACATAAAAGGAACTCAAGCAGAATATCAAGGTATTAGAAATAGATATAGAGCTAATACTATTAATGCTTATAACCAAATACCTTCACTTGGATCAATCTTATTAAATGCTGCTGCTAGCGGTCTTAATACTTATGTTTCATTACCTGCTTAAATTATGTCATCAAGTTTTCTTAGTACATCAGGCGAAAGTTTTAGAAGACCAGTAAATACTTTCGTACCACCAGTTGATGTTGTTGAAAAAAGTAGCATGATGGATCTTGCTGAAACTTTGGCAAACATAAACCCTACATTACAAAGTTTTATAAGAACTAAAGCAAAAGAAAATGCACAACAGGCAATAGAAGAAGGAATGTTAAAAGTAGCAGGTGCATCACCTAAAGAACTTATACAAATAAAAAAAGAAATAGAATCAAAAGCTGACAAAAAAACTTTAAGGCACTTTATTGGTACAAATAGATTTATGCAATATGGAATAGAAAAACAATTAGCAATAAATATAGCTAATGGGCAAGAAGCAAAAACAAAAAAGTTTTTTAATGAATATGTTGTAGATGTTGATTTACCAAATGGTACAACCATACAACAACCTTTATCTCAATTTGATGTAAACTCTGAAGCTTTTGATAACGCACTTAGTGAATTTCAAAGTTCACAACTAGCTAACACTAGAGGTATAAGAGCTAGTTTAATAAAAGAACATATACTACCAAAACAAAATCTTGCATTACAAAAAGTATTTAGCGATCAAGAAACAAAATTAGCAGAGTCAAAAATCAAACAAGCTAGTGTATTGTTTAACGATTCAGTTTTAAGTTCTTGGCTTAGTATAGATAACTATAACGATAATATAGAATTAAATTTAATAGATGATAATTATACAGAGCAAGACAGAATAAAAAATAATGGTCTTTCGCAAGCAGAATTTTTAGCTTTAGAAGAATTACAAAGCAATGTAGAATCAATGGAAAACAGAGGTCTTGCTTCCGCAGTATCGCCTTCAAAAATGATAGGACAAGTAAAAACAAATGTATTAAAAATTCTTGATTATTATGAAAGCAATGATCTTGATATGGATGTTGCTTATGAAGAAATAGAAGAATATATTAGCTGGATAGGTAATTTAAAAGTAGGACCAAAAACAATATTAAGAAATGGAGATGTAATACAGCAGCCTTTAAGTAGTTTTTATATAGCAGATGGTGAAGATAAAATTGAAACTCTACTAACAGATATATATGACAAGAAAGAAAATATAAAGAAAAAACAGAACGATTACAATAATATAAGCGATCAAAATACTATATCTGATACTTTAAATAATCTGGATTTTTCTCGCACTCAATTTCAAGATGGTAAAGAAGCATTAAATTATTTTAAAAATATAGGGAATACATTAGATGCACTAGCTGAGAGATACCCAGAGCAAATTGAATTTTTATATAAACAATATGATCTTAGAAACTTTAGCGTTGATGATTTCTTTTTTGAATTAGAAACGGAATATGATGCAGGTACAGTAACGCAAAGTCAAGCTTTAATACAACTAACAGATGTCATGCAAGCTTTAGGACCAAATGCTTCTAAAGCAGACAGAGAAAAATATACTAAATTAAAAACTTATTTAAGTAAAACAGAAGGTAAAACTTTAGAACAAAGATTTCCAGCAATGAAAGAGTTAATTAAATATGGTCAAAGAACTATTGGAAAAGTAAATTTAGCATCAGGTGTAGTTAGTTATAAAGATGCTGATGACGTAGATAAGATGCAAGATTTGAATACAGAATTAAAAAAATTAGTAAAAGAAAATGGAGGACTTGATGCTCAAATAGATAAAGATGGTCAGAGAACAACAGTTAGAAATTGGTATTTAGGTAATTTAAGAAAAATAAAAAATTCAAAAAGGTTTGGTGACTATGAGTTTTATGATCCAGCTTTAGATTTATCACAACCTATAGAAGTTGAAGAAGTGTTAGATAATGATGGAGATGGTCAAACTATAAATATACAAGAACAGAAAATTTTAACTTACGATACAAATACAAAGTTATTTAGTGAAGTTAATACTAATGAATTACAAGTAGGACCAACTACTACAGTTGTATCTATTAATGGTTCAGTTACACCTGCTGGTGAATCATTACGTCAAAATTTAAAAATAAAATCATTTGAAAATTTTAATGTTGATTTTTATAATGCAACTTTTGAAGACAATCAAACAGAGACAAGAAATGAAAAATTACTAAGTGATGATTTAGAAGCTAGTGCTTTTAGTGGTGACTCACCTACTACAGTTGAAGTAGAACAAGGAGATACTTTAAGTGAGTTGGCAGATCAGTTTGGTTCATCAGTTGAAGCAATTATGAAAGCTAATAATATTACTAATCCAGATATGATAAGAGTAGGGCAAGAGCTAGTTATGCCAATAGTTCAGAGAATAAATATGCAAGAAATAAAAAAGAATCAAATACAAGCATTAAACGTTATTTTAAAAGATACAGATAAGACAAAAGTAATACCTCAACCTAAGATAGAAGAAATGCTATTGGCTGTAGGTTTTGAACCAGACATTGCAAAAATTATGGCTGCTGTTTCAATGGCAGAGTCAGCAGGTGATCCTATGATTGATACTGTCAAATCTGGTTTAGATCCTGAAAAGAAAAAAGAATTTTCTATAGGTTTGTTACAACTAAATATGAAAGATGATAGAGACAGATTATTAAATGTATTTGATATTGAATCTGAAGAAGAGTTATATGACCCTATTATTAATGTAATTGCAGCCAAGCGACTATATGATGAGCAAGGGCTTAATGCTTGGGGTGCATACAAAAATGGTTCCTATAAAAAGTTTCTAAAGAACTAACATGACAGACTCAAATATTGTTAAAAGCCTTCTTGATAACAAAGAAGAAGAAAAAACAAACTCAAACATTGTTGATAATTTTAATCAGCAACCATCTGATACAGAACTAAAAGACCTAGAAAATCAAGTAATCAATTCTTCTTTTACTAATGTTTTTAAAACGGAATCTAAGTTTGATGATTATGTAAATAACACTTTATTTGATGAAGAAACTTTTGATTTTGCTTCACAGGATTTTGACATTAGTAATAATATATTTAATGATTTAACAGAAGAAAAACCACAACAAAACCTGTCAGGGTTAGCAAAAGGTTTAGGTATAGAAGTAGGTGTTGGGATTGGTGCTGATTACGCTTTTGCACCATTATTGGCTGCTGGCCCTTTAGGTATTGCAGCTTATGGTGGAGGTCAATTTGCTGTTGGATATTTTGCTAATATTGCTGCACAAAAAGCTAGAGGTGTTAAAGAAATAAGTCAAGCTGAAGCTATAGCTGCTGGTTTGTTTCAAATAATACCTGCTGGTTCAACAGCAAAAATAGGAAAAGGAGGATTAAGAAAAGCTGCTTTACAAGGTGCTGGATTTGCTACAGGAGAAACTTTTGTTAGAGACTTACTAGGAGATGATGTAAGTCGTGATGAATATTTAGCAAGTATAGGTTTAGGCGGTGCTTTTGGAGTTGGTTTTAAAACTTCTATAGATGGATTAGGTAGTATATTTAAAAAAATTAAAGATAAAACACCAGCAGAAGCAGATGCAATATTAACTAAACAAGATAAAAAAACTATTAATGATGCAGTAAAGAATATAGATACAGTATCAAAAAAACAAAAACAAAAATTAAAACAAGAAGGTGTAGATACTAATAAAATAGATCAAGAAATTAATAACCGAAAGCAACAAACAACAGAAGAAACACCAGCAGTTCAAACAGAAGTTACACAAGATCTTACTTTTACAGCACCAGAAGCTTACAAAAGAACTAAACCTCGTTATGGGTCTGCTAATTTACAATTTCAATCTGACTTTGATAAGTTGTCTTGGTCTTTAAGAAATGGAAGAAAAGTAAAAGCACAAAATGATGGCAAGATATTAAAAATATTTTTAGATCAAGGCTTTACAGAAAAAGAAGTTAGATTACATGGAGACAAAGTACACGCAAAAATCAAATCAGTAGCAAAAGAACAAACAGGTAGTGCTAGTGCAGGTGAAAATAATTCAAAATTAAGAGGTGAGACTTTAGAAATACCAATATTGCAAGACTTTGCAAATAAAGTACAAACACCATTAAACAAACTAGATAGTCAACCTGACTTGGATTTAGGTAATACACAATTAAATCCACAGAAGATGAATCGCATTAAAGATATGCAGAAAGGTAAAAAAGATTTAGTAACTGCCAAAGTAAGAAAGAAGAAAGATGAAGGAGGATTTAAAGGTGCTGAAAGAAAAAGTCAGTTTGATACGCAAGAAGGTGCATTAAGTAAAATGGTAGACAGTAAAGGTAAGGTAGGTATAAATAAAACGAATTTAAAATTTTTTCAAGAGTACACAAGAAAAAAAGCATTTTTACAAAACAGACTACCTGATGATGAAGAAGTTGTTATTAACCAACAAGGTTTGCAAATAGCTACAGATAGAGTTGCAAACTCTACTCAAAACTTTATAGATATAATTAAAAAAAATGCTGGTAAGAATACTAAAAAAAGTCAGGCTGCTATAGATAAAGCAGGTGCAGCAATTATTAATTCTGAAAAATTAGTAGATGATTGGTTAGGTTATGGTATTCCTTTAGGTACAAGATTAGGTAGGGCTGTACAAGCTTTTAAAATTAAACCAGTAGAAGGCATAGAAGGTATGACACCTGCTGAAATTATGAAACTAAGTCCTTTAGAAAAGAAAAACTTGACAGCACAAAATCGTGACGTATCACCTGCCCTTACAAAGTTAATAGAACAAAGTCAAGACTTTCAAGATAATTTACTTGCAAAAATAAAAGAAGGACATGAAACAGGAGATTACTCACAAGTTATAAAAGTTGCACAAGATATGAAAGAAGCAGGTGGAAGTATAGAAAATATGGTAAAACTTTATAACGCTGATGCTTTTGGTAAAACTTTAAAACTTGCTAACCAAACCTCAAGAATAATTAACGAGGTAGGAATCAATGGAGTTTTATCTGGTCTACCTTCTCAAAGAGTCAATTTATATTCTGGTATTGTGCAAACATTTTTAGGTAACATGAAAAACTTTAGTGGTACTTTAGATGTTGCAAATGGCAAGGGTTTAATAAGAAAAGAAGGAGTAGAAGCAGCTACTAGACACTTATTTGCCATGATGTATAACTTTGATTTTGGATTAAAGGTATGGAAAAGATCATGGGATATGGAAGATAACTTTATAAATGTTGGTAATTCTAAAATTGAAACTGGTCAAAGATTTGTTATCTCATCTGAAAGTCCTTACTTCCCACTAAGAACAGCTATAAACTCAACAGGTAAAATTATAAGATTGCCTAGCAGGTTAATGACATCTAATGATGCTCTTATACAGACACCAAATATTCTTGGTTCTACTGCTTATCATGCAACTATGGAAGCTTTGAAGAAAGGCTTGAAAGGACAAGACTTAGATGATTATGTGAAAGGTAGTCTTGATGGGGTTATAGCTTATATTTTAAAAGGACAGGAAGGTGAGCTAGGCAGATTAAAACCACTAGAAGGAGATACATTTTTTAAAAAAGGTATAGGTCCAAGAGAGTTTATTGCTGATCCTGTTCTTGCAAAAATATTTCAAAGAGCTAAAAACTTTGGTAAAGAGATTACATATACACAACAAATAAGAGGTGGTCGTAGTGATGATGTTACAGATCCACTTGGTTTGTTTGCAGAAGAAATAAATAATTTAGCAATACAATACCCACCAATGAGAACATTCTTTAAATTTACAAGAACACCTACAAATATGATTAAAGACATAATGAGGTATATTCCTGTAATAAATACACCTGCAAGATTTGGTGGTAAAAAGAATTATAATTTTTTAAATGCTTTTCTTTTACCAGAAATAGCAGCAGACCTTAGAAGTCCTGATCCTCAAGTGAGAACTAATACAAGAGGTCAAATTTACATGGGTAATGCTTTTGCTACTATTTTAGGATTTCTTGCTTACAAAGACATTTATCAACCAGCAAATGAATTTATGAGTTCAAGTGAATATGATAGTGAAGATAAGATACCAAAAACATTTTTAACTGGTGGTGGTCCTAGTTGGAAAACAAAAGAAGGTGCTGCTAAACATCTTTCATTATTAAGGGCTGGTTGGTTGCCATACGCTAGAGCTTATTTAATGTATGACGAAGATGGTGAAATATTATTTGATGAAGATGGAAAACCAAAATATAACTATGTTTCTTATGAAGATTTACCAGATCCAGTTTTATCTTTTGTCAAAGCTTGGGTTGATTTTCAAGAGATGTCTCCATTCTTTACTAAGAAATTAGACAGAATATATGATGAATATACTATTGGTTGGACAGGTTTTATAGGTCGTGTCATTACAAATAAAAGTTATGTTCAACAATTTAATGAAACAATGGATATGTTTACTGCCTTACCAGAAGTAGGTGCAGGTGGAGTTGATCCAGACGATACTATAAGTTATGAAAGACAAAGAAATATAGCCTATCTAGGTAGGTTATTTGAATCTTCTGTAACTCCTTATAGTAGTTTATGGGAAGATATACTTCGTTTGCCAGCAGATGTTACTGCACAAGTACTAGGTATAGATGAACAGAAAGCACAACAGCTTAGAAAAGAAGGATCAGAAGGTTTAACAAAATATGCAATAGAAGTTCTTGGTAAAGAAATAAAATTAGGAACTATTAAAAATAAGAGGCTTATAAGATTATTTGCCAAGATGGATACTAAAACATACTCAGGTGATTTTTCTGATTTAACAAGGAATATAAAAAATTTAAGATACCTTACAAGTGAAGATAAGTTAGGTTTATCAGATCAAGACTATAACGAAGTTAATGGTGCTTTGCAATATTTACATGGACTACTACAACAAATGAAATCAAACGTGCCTTCTAATGTAGGTGGAGACTTACCATTTCAAGTAGAACATATTACTAATGATGTGGTTACATATCCTAGTAGAAGAGGATTGAATGTATTTACAAATGCAAAACATTCAAAGAGTAATAATAATTTATTACATGAAGCTAGTTATACGATAGGTAGATTATTGCCAGAGCCACCTAATATTATCAGAGGTAGTAAAGTAAAAAACTTTGTTAAAAATTCTAACTTTAGTAGTAAGTTATTTAAGCCAATAAAACTAGATACAATAGCGTATAATAATTTAAAAAAATATGTTAATACAACTGTTTTAAGGTTTGGCGGTAAAAGTTATAACAATGCAGATGCTTTAAAAGCATATATTACAGGTGAACTTGAATATGTTAAGGATGGATTTAGAGCAAAAGAACAATTTAGTTATGAAGCAAATAAACAACAAATAGAAACATATGGATTAAGTTCAGAAGAAGGACAAATTGCAGCAAATAGAATATTTAAAGTTATGAATGGAATAAATCAAGATTTTATAAACGCAGGTATTGAAAAATATGTCAAAGCAAACTTTTCAGAAGAAGAATTAGAAGCTAGGATAAACGTAAAACTAGATCAACAAAACAAGTATAATGAAGAAATGGAAGACATCTTAGATACACTTAATCTAAAAAGGTTTTAAATTATGGCTACCAACACTACAGCTACTACACAAAATCATAACGGAAATGGTAGCACTGCCACTTTTGCTATATCTTTTTCTTTCTTAGAGAATACTGAAGTTGATGTTACAGTTGGTGGTGTTCTTAAAACACTAGGCACTCATTACAATATTAGCGGTTCATCAGTTACTTTTACTTCTGGTAATATACCTCCTTCTGGTACTGCAAATATAAAGTTTACTAGAGATACAAATATAAGTACAAAGAAAGTAGACTTTGCTGATGGTAGTGTTTTAACAGAAACAGACCTTGATAATAATAGTAACCAGATACTATTTGCACAACAAGAGATTACAGATAAAGTAAATGGAATTGAAGAAGGAGCTACAGCAGATCAAACAGCAGCAGAGATTAGAACATTAGTAGAAAGTGCAAGTGATAGCAATGTTTTTACTGACGCAGATCATTCTAAATTAAATGCAATAGAAGCTGGTGCAACAGGAGATCAGACTGCTAGTGAAATAAGAACACTTGTTGAAAATGCTAGTGATAGCAACGTGTTTACTGATGCTGACCATACTAAGTTGAATAATATTGAAGCAAATGCAACTGCTGACCAAACTGCTGCTGAGATAAGAACGTTGGTAGAATCAGCTTCAGATTCCAATGTATTTACAGACGCAGACCATACAAAACTAAATGCTATAGAAGCAGGTGCTACCGCAGATCAAACAGTATCAGAAATTAAAAGCCTTATAGCTGGTAGTCCTCTTGATGCTAGTCATCTTGCAGCTAACTCTGTAGGAACTTCTGAGATTGCAGATGCAGAACTAAAAACTTTAGCTGGTATGCAATCAGGTACAGCTTCTAAATTAGCTGATAGTACAGCCCTAACTGCTGATCTTGCCGATCTAAACCAGTTAGATGGTATGGAAAAACAGTTCACTATAACTGATAGTGATACGAAATTTCCTACAAGTGGTGCTGTTGTAGATTATGTAAGTGGTCAGTTAGATGATATTGGTGGTTTTGAATCTATAGCTAATGAATTATCATTTCCTAATACACAAGCACCAAATGGTGTATCTATAAGTATTGCTGATGCAGCAGGGTTAGTTGTAAATGGTAGCGGAGTAAGCACAACAGGTAGAACATTAAACGGAACTACTGTCACGATAAATAACATACCTTCTAATTTTCATAGTTCAACTGTAGCTTCTGGTGTTCGTTTTATTGTTACTTCTACAGGTAGTGGACAAATTTATAATTATCATAAAGCTACACTTGCAGAAAGTGATCTTGTAGGACTTAGTGGACAAATTAATGATTTTTCAGAAAGATATAGAGTAGGTTCTACAAACCCTACAAGTAACAATGATGCAGGGGATTTATTTTTTAATACAAGTACAGGTAAGTTATTAGTCTATAACGGAACGTCAGGTGCATGGGAAGAAGCACAAAGTATTGGTAACTTCTTTATATCTACACTTAGCCCTGCATTTGATGGCACTACAACAGACTTTACTATTACAAATGCACCTGCAAATGCACAACAAATTTTATTAATAATAGAAGGTGTAGTACAGAAACCTAATAGTGGTACATCTACACCAACAGAAGGTTTTGCTTTAAGTGGTAGCACAGTTAAACTAGCTGCTGCACCTGCTACTGGTGCAAGCTATCACGCAGTAGTAATGGGTTCTACTGTAAACATTGGAGTTCCAAGCAACAATACAGTAACTTCAGCAATACTGCAAAATGGTTCAGTTATTGCAGCTAAGATAGGTACTGATGCAGTTACTTCAGATAAGATACAAGATGATGCAGTAACAAATGCAAAAATAGCTGATGATGCTATTGACTCTCCACAAATAGCTGACGGAGCAGTAGATACAGTACACATAGCAGACCTAAATGTAGATACATCTAAAATAAATAATAATGCAGTAACTACAGCTAAAATTGCAGATGACGCAGTTACCGCTGATAAGTTAGCTAACTCTATAAACTCAGCAATAGCAGCTAACACAGCTAAAGACCTCACAGCTTTAAGTGCTAGTAATTTAACATCTGGAACTGTACCTGATGCTAGATTCCCTGCTACCTTACCTGCTGTTAGCGGTGAAAACTTAACTAACCTCCCTGCTGGTGGTAAAGCAACCAATCTTTTTTCCAACGGAGCAATGACAATAGCTCAACGCAGTACATCATCTTCAGCTAATGGTTATCAAACAGTTGACAGAATGTATGTAGAATCTTATGGAACTGATGAAGGAGCTTCACAAGCACAGGTTGATGTTGCAAGTGGCACTACACCATATTCTTTAGGTTTTAGAAAAGCACTACGAATAACTAACGGAAACCAAACAAGTGGTGCGGGAAATACAGATGTATTAGTATTAAATCATACTATTGAAGCACAAGATATTGCTAATAGTGGTTGGAACTATACATCAACATCAAGCTATATAACTTTATCTTTTTGGGTAAAATCAAGTGTGGCTCAAAATTTCTTTGGAAGGCTATACAGTTATGATGGTAGTCCACAAAATTATGCTTTTGAAACAGGTTCTTTATCTGCTAATACTTGGACTAAAGTGACAAAAACAATTTCTGGAAATAGTAATTTACAATTTGATAATAATACTAATGCTGGATTACTTTTTGAGCTTTGTGGTTTTAGAGGCACAGGTGGTACAGGTAGTATGACATTGAATCAATGGGGTGCTTACAATTCAAATGTCAGAACACCAGATCAAACTACAACTTGGTACACAACAAATGATGCTACTTTAGAAATTACAGGACTTTTATTAGAAGTTGGAAATACAGCTAGTGATTTCCCTCACCTAAGCCATGCAGAAAACTTGGCAATATGCCAAAGATATTATTGGAAAATAGCTCAAAATACATTTAGACGAGTAAATGGGTATAAGAGACATGATGGTAATTCTTTTTGGGAACTACAATGTCCAGTTCCTATGAGAATTGCTCCCTCTATTACGTTACTTGCAAGTGGAACATTTACTAATTTTACTAGCAATTTCAATACTACTCAAAGTGGTCCTACTGTTAATGAATGGAATCAATCTACAGGTTGGGGTCTATTATATGTTTCATCAAATTGGAGTTCAACTAGCGTATCAATACCTTCTTGGGAAGGTTACTCTCTCGAATTTTCTTCAGACTTATGACTTACGAAGCTAAAACTTACCAAATCAAAACTGTTGATGGTAAACAATTTATTATCAGATTAAATACTAATGGTACACAAACAGGTTGTACAGAAGGAACTAGGGATTATGAAGAGTATCTTGAGTGGGCAAAGACTAATACAGCCGAACCTTTTACAATTTAGTATGACTATTATCTATATGTTGTTAAACTTAAAACAAGAGGAAAATTAACTATGCCTTTAACACAAGTATCATCAAGGGCTATTGAAGACACCCTTAGATATATTTTAGGTGCTAGTGGTACAAACCACTATACGTTTACAGGTAAAGGTCTTACAGGTGCAGTAAATGACCCTACATTAACTCTTAGCAGAGGTCATACTTATATCTTTGAGAATAGATCAGGTGGACACCCTTTTTATATAAAAACCAGTATTGCTAATGGTGGTACAAATGATGCTTATAACACAGGAGTAACAAATAATGGTGGAGGTAATGGCACAGAGATAGTCTTTACAGTACCGCATGATGCACCTGATCTTTTGTACTACCAATGCAGTAGTCACAGCAGTATGGCTGGTCAGTTAAAGATTGCAGGTGCAATAGAAGATGGGAGTGTGACTTCAGCTAAAATTTTAAATAATACTATTTTAAATGCCGACATAAGTGATAGTGCAGCTATAGTTACTAGCAAGATTTCAGGGTTAGCAACTTCAGCAACTACTGATACAACTAATGCTAGTAACATTAATAGCGGAACTTTAGCAGTAGCTAGAATGGGGTCAGGTACACCTTCAAGTGCTAATTTTTTGCGTGGAGATGGAAGTTGGGCTGCTCTTTCAGTTGATAATATAGAAAGAAATTTAGCTCAACTAGCTTTATATAGAGCTTCAGATCATTCACAAAGTAAATATAATCTTCCAAATGGGTATGTAGACACTTTTACGGATAACTCAGGTGTAGATACAAGTGCTAGTACAGGAGAAAATTTAACAAGTGGTTACTATCATGGAGCTACAACTGGCACAGGTAACGCTACAGGAGGAAATGTAACCGATGTTAGTGGTTATAGATACCACCAATTTAACCATACAGGTGGATACAATGGCACTACAAGTCATAACTTTGTACCTTCTGGTAGTGGAACTCTTGAGTACCTTCTTGTTGGAGGTGGTGGAAGAGGACAAAGCTCACACAACGGCTGGAATCAATCAGGTAATAGTGCTGGTGGTGAAGGTGGAGATACAGTAAATAACACTAGTTTTTCAGCTACAGCCCAGACTTATGTAATAGTAGTGGGTGGTGGTGGAGAAGGCTGGACTTCTAGTGCTAATAATAATGGACAAAACACAACTGGATTTGGTGCTACAGCAAATGGTGGTGCTGCTAATTACAATGCTGGTGGTGTTGGTGCTGATGGACAACAATTTACAAACTTCTCTCAATTTGGTGAACAAGTAAGCGGAGGAGGTTACTTTGGTGGAGATGGTGGCTCTGGAAATGGCAGTAGTTGTGCTAACACTGCTGGTGGTAAAGGTGGTGGTGGTAAAGGTGGTTGCGGAGAAGGTGCTAACCATTCAACGTCAGGAACTAACTCTTACGGAGGTGGTGGTGGTGGGGCTAGTGGCCTCTATGCTGCTGGAAATGGTGGACATGGAGTAGCACTTGTTCGCTACTTACTTAATGCTTTTACTACTTCAGTTGAAGGTGGTAATATGTCACTTCAATCCAACACAATAACTGCATCAGAAGCTACAACTAAAGTTTCTTTAATATTAAATATTGAAGAGGCAGCTGGAAATACTGATTTAGATACCGACTTAATAGCTTATGTTAGTTCTGATAATGGTACTAACTGGGTTACATTAGATTTAGATAAAGGTAATAATGATGGTTATAATGGATTTTCAGATTGGGGTACAAACAAACGCATTGTTGGAGAAGTTAATGTTACTGTGCCATCAGGTACACAATTAAAATGGAAAGTTGTTACAGCAAACCAAAGTGCATCTAAGAACACAAGAATACATGGCGTTGCTTTAACTTGGGCGTAATGTAGTGGAAATACCAGAAATTAATCTGCCTGATACAGATTATATTCTTGTACCACCTAGAACAATTTTTTATCCACCTGTGGCAGAGATTCCATATCTAGACCCTGTACTTCTTCCAAGTCTGGAACAGGTAGAGTCGGGTTTGGCAGATCAGGAATCTTCTGCTGAAGAAGAAACATCATCTTCAACGGAGGAAGTGTCAGGAGCAACACCAGAGATAATACCGACAAACCTGCCAAACACCAAAGAAACTTTATCAACTGAAGAAGCTATAGCTACGTTTAATCTACCATTTTTTGGGGAGATGCCAATACCTGCCCCAGAGGTGATTGCATCGAGTATTATCGCAGCAGGCACAGCAAGCGTAGCAAGCGTAGTAGGGGGGATTGCTATGCAAAGCGTATTAGCTTTTATCAAGAAAACATTTAAGAAAATATTTACTAAAGTTTTGAAAAAAGAAGTCGCAAATGTGAAAGAAAAGATGGATAATAATAAAGGTAGCTAGAGTTCACATACCTGTACTGGGTAACTTATGTGGTGTCTAAACTAGCTACTTAAATTTTTCTGCGTTGGCTTTTACATAACTTCGTATATTGATGACATCACTACAGATGTATGCGTATTTAGAAGCAGGGTTTATCATGTAGCCTGATGCGTGAAGCTGCTGGCATTTCAAAACACGAACTAGCTGTTTATCATGCACTTGCTTGTCTAGTTCTTCTTTGGCTAGGTCTAGCTTTACTTTTGCTAGTTCAGAACACGTTTCATTATTAGTTCCTAGCGGTATCATAAAACTCATTTGTATTCCCCAACCTTCATTTATAGAATAAGTTTCTTCTCCTTGTGCATCATTACCTGTATAAAAAGGAGTTACAGCCATAGTAGGTTGACTACAAACTAAGTTGCCAAACTGTAGCTTACCTGTCATACCATTATTAACATTCATATTCTGGTTGATAATACTAGAATTACCAACAGCATTAGGTTGAGCCTGTACGTTTGTATCG